AAGGTCAGACAACTATCAACGATTCTCTGATTGTTGATGCTGCTAACGAAGTCTTCTCCATCAGAAATGGATCTGCTGTTGAGAAGTTTGGAGTTGATGCAGACAATGGTAATACGAATATCATCGGCACTCTGACTGTTGGTGATGCAACTCAGATCAACGATACTCTGGGTGCATCTGGTATCGTCACTTTCACCAATAACACTGACCAGACTCTTACTGGTCTCTACGGTGCTGATGGTGCTGTAAGACTGACAGGTGGTGCTGCAATTCAAAGAAACCTCGCTGTTGGCGGTAATATGCGCGTCTACGGAGACTTTGAAATCTCTGGTAGCACAACTCAGTCTGGTAACACTGGTTTCAGTGGTCGTGTTTCTGTCACCAACACTTCCGAGATCACTTCATTTAGCGACAACACCGTATCCCTATCTACAGAAGGCGGTTTTAGAGCAGAGAAGAATGCATACATCGGTGGCGATCTGCACATTTGGGATGATGCAAACTCCAGAGATGCATTCTATGTTGATACAAGTACTGGTGATGCAACCCTACACAATACACTTACTGTTGGCGGAGATCTCGTAGTAAATGGCACAACCACTACTGTCAATTCTACGGTCACAACTCTCGATGACCCTATTATTACTCTGGGTGGTGACACAGCACCAGCGTCTAACGACGGTAAGGACCGTGGTGTTGAGTTCCGTTATTACGACGGCTCTGCGAAAGTGGGTTTCTTTGGATTCGACAGATCGTCCTCCCAATACACATTCCTAGTTGATGCAACCAATAACTCTGAGATTCATTCTGGCACAGACGCTCCTCTTCGTGCTGGTAGTCTCAATCTTACTGGGTCTGGCACATCTCTTGATGTTGATGCCAATGCCAACATTGATGGCACCCTGACTGTAGATGGACAGATCATTTCTCAGGTTACTTCTGGTCCTGCTCTGGTTATTCCTACCACCAACAAGATCAACAACCTGAATGCTGATCTTTTGGACAGCATGACAACTGCTTCGGCAGCAACACCTACAACTGTTGTTAATAGAGATTCAAGTGGAGACTTCGCGGCTAACATCATTACTGTTGCTGCTGGCACTGGTGCTGGCGCTGGCATTCAGGGTAACGCTCTCACTGCAGACACTCTTAAGACTGCAAGAACAATCACAATCGACGGAGTTGTCGATGGTAGCGTTTCCTTCAATGGATCTGCCGACGTAACTATCAGCACTACCTACAACGATGCAGACATTACTGCACTCGCTGCAATGGCAGGCACTGGTTTCGTTTCTAGGACTGCTGCTAATACCTATGCACAACGCACTCTGCAGGTCACAGCATCGTCTGGTATCACCCTAACCAATGCTGATGGTGTTTCTGGTAACCCAACCATTAACGTCGCTTCTGCGAGCACCAACGCATCTAACAACCTCGTCCTTCGCGATGGATCTGGTAACTTTGCTGCTAATGTAATCACCGCAGATTTGACTGGTGATGTAACTGGTAATGTTGTTGGCAATCTAACTGGTAATGTTACAGGTCAAACCTCTGACATCAGCAATCATGATACAGATGCTCTTACAGAGGGTAGCACCAATCTTTACTTCACAAATGAGCGTGTTGATGACAGAATCGATGCACTGTTTGTTGCAAGCACTGGTATCACTAAGGTATATGATGATGCTGCAGGCACCTACACGCTGTCTGTAACTCAGGCAGACATTGATACTGATAATGTAACTGAAGGTAGCACAAACCTCTTTACAACTGCTGCTCGCACCCGCACTCACTTCACCTATGGCACTGGTATTGAGTTGTCTGTTGGTGGTGAATTGAGTGTCACTCAGGCAGATATCGATACTGATAATGTCACTGAGGGTAGTACTAACATCTTCTACACTGAAGCACGTTTTGACGCAAGTCTTGCTGCTAAAGATACAGACGATGTGGCAGAAGGTGCTACCAACCTTTACTTCACAGATGCTCGTGCTGATGCTCGTATCGCAGCAGCAACTACAGATGATCTGACTGAAGGATCTACCAATCAGTATTACACTGAGGCAAGAGTACAAGACAAACTTGATAATGCATATGAGCAACTAAGAGCAATGCTCAACAACCTTGCAACTGCCACAACTCTTGTTTTGAATCTGTCTGGTGATCCTACTCCTGGTGATGTAACTGCTTTGGATGCAGGCACTCTCGTTGGTGGCACTGGATACAACACTGCAACCGCAGTTGCTACAACATCTAGTGGTAATGGCGTAGGTCTAACAGTTGATATCACTGCTTCTGGTGGTGTCATTACTGCTGTTGCGATCAACGCCGATGGATCTGGTTATGCTGTTGGTGATACCATCACCATCACTGGTGGCGGTGGTGATGCAACTATTGATGTCTCTGCTGTTGTTGAGATGGCAGTTGGTGATACCGTCACTGGCGGCACCTCTGGCACTACAGGTGTTATTACTGCTGTTGGTGCAACTTCGGTAACTGTAGACAACGTTGATGGATTCTTCAAGAAGACTGAAACTGTAACTGCAGGTGATGTTTCTACACTTACTATCCAATCATTCGGTTGATAACAAATGTCCGCAACTAGACCCGCTTCTAAGACTGAGCTAAAAAATTATGCTCTTCGCAGATTAGGTTACCCTGCCATCGACATCAATGTATGTGATGAGCAGTTGGATGACCTAATTGAGGAGGCGATTGATTACTTCCAAGAGTATCACTACAACGGTAGTTACAAAACTTTCATGACCATTCAGGTCACTGATGCAATCAAGACTGCTGCTCAAAGCTCTACACAGCAGGGATCAACTAACTGGTATGAAAATAATACTTATGTTGATCTTCCCCCTGGTTGCATGGGAGTCAATCATGTTTATACAGGAATTAGCACATCGAGCATTGTCCCTGGAAACATCTTCAATATCAAATATCAGATCTTCTTGAATGACATCTATGCAATGACGCATGGACACATTCTCCATTACTTCATGACATCTCAATATCTTGAGACATTGGATTTTGTCACTAACTCTCAAGCAAATCGTAGAGTTAGATTCAATGAAGATCAGGGTAGACTATATCTTGATTTTGATTGGAATGATCTTCAGTCAGGAGACTACATTATGGTTGAGATGCTAATGCGTCAAGACCCCGAAACCTTTACTGCGATGTACAATAACAACTGGTTGAAAGACTATGTTGAAGCACTCTTCCAACAGCAGTGGGGACGTAACCTTAGCAAGTATGATGGCATACAAATGCTGGGTGGCGTAACTTTGAATGGTCGTCAGATTCTTGAGGACGCAAGTCAATTCAAGAAAGACCTTGAGGAAGAAGTACGTAGCACATACGAATTACCACCACTTGATCTAATCGGATGACTTACACAAACGATCCACCAGAAAATTGCATTCAGTCAGACTACACCTCGTCTTGTAGATTGAATCTCAATGGATCTGCACAGGAGCAGACATTCATTGAGAATTTGATGGTAGAGAGTATCGAGTTGTATGGTCAGGACATCTATTATCTACCTAGGACATATGTCAATAGAGACACAATCCTAAACGAGGTAGAAACAAGCAAATTTGAGCAAGCACTACAAGTCAGAGCATACGTTAATAACGTAGAAGGTTGGGAAGGTCAAGGTGAATTACTTTCCAAGTTTGGTGTAAGAATTGAAGACAAGACTACATTCGTTTTCTCCCGTAAGAAGTTTACGGAGAAAGTTGATGATAATGCTGTATTGAATGTAGAAGGTCGTCCAAACGAGGGAGATCTTATTTGGTTTCCAAGGACAAAGCACTTGTTTGAAATTAAATTTGTAGAAGCAGAGCGTCCATTCTATCAATTAGGTAAGGGATATGTCTGGGAGTGTCAATGTGAGCTCTTTGAATACAACGATGAAGATCTCGATACTGGTGTTGCAGAGATCGATGCTGTCGAATTGGCATTCGCTAATTCTATTAAGTTGGTTATGGACCCTGGCGGTACAGGAGACTTCACAGTTGGTGAAGAAATCATTGGTGATCTTTATCTAGCGACAGCAACCGCAGCACTCTCTGGAGATGGTGTGGGATCTATCACTGTCACTGATGGCGGTGAGTATTATAAGTCTGCTTTACCACCAACTGTAACTATCACTGGAGGAGGAGGAAATGGCGCTACAGCGACTGCTACGGTTAGTGCTGCTGGGATTGTCACTGGGATTACTGTCACAGCTGCTGGCACTGGTTATACTTCAGTTCCTACTGTTACAATCGACTACTCGCCTAAAGACTCTAGAGCAGAAGTCAAGTCCTGGGATTCTTCGACTCGTGCCCTTCAAATCATCAACAGAACAGGAACCTTCAATACTGCAGAGACTATCAAAGGACAGTCTTCTGGTGCTCTCTGGAGTCCTGAGTCCTACAACACACTAAATAATACTAATACCGCTGATACCATTGATCAAAACTATTCGTTTGAAACACAGGATGATGATATCCTAGACTTCACCGAAGTTAATCCATTCGGCAGCGTTGGGTCCACTACTGATACTACAGTCTGATGTTAGGTACGTATTCATATCATTCAATTTTTAGAAAGACCGTCGTCTCTTTTGGCACTCTGTTTAATAACATTGAGATCCATAAGGACGATCAGGTTATGAAAGTGCCTTTGGCGTATGGTCCAAAGCAAAAATTCCTAGCACGTTTGGATGCTACCCCTGATCCCACAAACAAAAGAGTGCAGATTACTCTGCCTAGAATCTCTTTTGAGATCAATGGCATTCAGTATGATCCTACAAGAAAGGTATCACCCACTCAAAAAATCAAGGTTGCTAAGGATGTAGACGAAAATAAAAACGTCTACATGCCTGTGCCTTATAATCTTTCTTTTGAGTTGGCAATTATTTCCAAAACTCAAGAAGATGGTCTAGAAATCCTAGAGCAAATTCTCCCATTCTTCCAACCACATTACAACTTGTCGGTTAAGATGTTGGAAGATATTTCTAGTGAGATTAGAGATGTACCTGTAGTCCTAACTAGTGTTGACTACGAAGATGATTATGAGGGCGATTTTTCCACCCGTAGAGCAATCATTTATACATTGCAATTTACTTGCAAGACATATCTATACGGTCCTGTCACCGATTCCAAGACGATCAAAAAGGCAATCGTCGATTACTATGCCGATACCAATACCACATCGGCACCAAGAAACGTCAGATACACAGTGGAGCCAGATCCAGTTACTGCAGATGCAGACGACGATTTTGGTTTTGGCGAGCTCAAGGCAGAGTTTTCAGATCAGAAGAAACGCAATCCTGTAAGTGGAGTAGACGAGGACATTTAATATGGCAAACCCCTGTGATGGTCTCAACGATG